AGACGTGACATCTTTCGCAAAGAGCAATGATGTGTTCTTTGACAATGCATCGTACAAGGACGTGTCAGGCAGTGCCAAGTTCACAGCAGATGAATCACAACAGTTCTACAACAGCATTGACAAACTAGAAACATTGTTGAACAGTGTGCCAAGAGACCTATCCAGTGTACTAGGACAGAACACAGACTTCGTACCAATGTTCCAGATGTACATAAATGCAATGGTCAAACAAGGACAGTTGCCAAGCAACGTTAATCAATTCCTATTAGGATTTAAAAAGTTTTACGCAGACAGAATGCAACAGCAGATATCAGGACTGAAAGCACAGAAGGCTCTACAGTTGAGGCAAGACAAGATGAAACAGATGCCTCTGTTCTTGTCCAAAGCCAAGAAACCTTTACAGGCCATGCTGACCTTCTACAAAGCAGTACAGTCAATGAAAGGCTTTGTTCTGAAGAAAATGAATCAAGCAATGGCAATAGGATCGTTCTCACAGACAGACAATGGACTGCAAGTAACCGAACCAGAAGGATTCGTTGCTGTGGACAAGTCGGGTAATGCTGTCAAACTGGTAGATAGATTGGGATTCTCAAGAAGAAACTTAACGGCTATCAGCAAATTCAAGAAATAGATTCAACGTCTTATTAATTTCTAAACTTAACTTCTCTTTGTTGAAAAGAGTATCGTAGTTGTGCTTTCTTAATGCTTTCGTCTGCAGGTATATGTCCTGCCAATTCTTAGTTTTCAAATCCTTACACAAAGAAACAATCTTGTTAATACGCTTTTCAGGATCCCGCTCTAGGTCATAACTCTCATCAATATAATTGCCAAATGTTTTGAATCCTATCTCTTTTAATCTTTGTAGATAAAGATAGTTCCCATGCACCACAAAGACCTGTTGTGCCATTATGGGTTTCCATATCTTCTCAGTCATGAACACCTCATAGTCGTTATCGTTGGTCTCTGATACTATAGAACAGACTGTGTCAATGTATGGCAATTCGGTTATATCCTGATCCTTGCCAAAACGTGGATAGTCCTTGGGATCTATGCCTGGTAACTCGTATTTTTTTTCTAACCTAATTGGAGTTTCTAGCATAGTGAAGGAGTATATACTATTATCTAGTACATCATCATCTCTTAACTTATTGTAAAGTGTGACCCTGTGTTTTCTCGTTGCCTTATTCAGGTACAGGAAATCGTATTTCTTGTGCCAGTAACTACCATTGTGATCGTGTGTGAAATTGAATTTGTTGTCCTTGTGCTTGTCATACATGTAGAACCAAAACCAGCTGATGTCACCTTTCCATTTGATGTGTTCTAAATCTACTTCCGGATACTGTTTTTGCGAATTGATATTGTCCAATGATTCCCACGGGTTAGCCTTTATGAAAATAAAACCCTGGCTGTGCAGTAGATCACAACGTTTCCTCAGTTCTGAATAGAATTCTGTGTTATCTTTCAATCTACTATTTTCTGCCCTACAATCAATTATGGCAAACTTCCTGTCGTAGCTGTCCAGGTCATAGTTGTGTAGAGTGTAGTACTCTCCGGTCATGTCAAAAGTCTGATCCGGTAGACTATGGAAGTTAATGAACTGTTCCAGTTTCAGGTGATTCCCGGTCTTCATTACATCTGTCAGAATAAAGTTTCGTTGCATATGCTCTATAAATACGTGTATGTTAACACCCTTTTTAAAGTATGTATCCGAAGCCAAGGTCATCAGAAGACATAGTGACTTGGGTAGATTCTCATTCCCAGAAGTCACAGAGAGGATATATCTCAGTTTTCTTGCTTTAGGATTAATGAGTCAAAGAGATGATAGCAAATCATTTGTAAAATCATACTCTGCTCAGACCATGGCCAAAGGAACATTTGATCAAGTGAGAATGGTAAACAATGACCTAGCAAACATGTTGGCTATTGTGGCAGGTGATCCAGAGATAACGAAGAAATTAAAAAACAAAAATCAAGCACAGGCCATGAGGCAGAGACAACCTGTGCCAATAATGGCATTAAGAAGGTACCTAAGAACGTATGAGAGCCACTATAAGATACTGACACAGTTAGAGACAGCACTTGGTATACGTGATGCTAAATTTAGAAATTTGAGAAGAGCTGTTGCCAATTACAACAGTTTAGATTCTAGACAACAAGGGCAAACACTTGCCAAATTAAAACAACTGCTACAAGTCAAATTACCAAACACAGACATACACCGTAAATTCAAAGAACTATCTTAGGACATATGAACAATAGCTTTTGGGTATTGTACGGACAACACACTGAACCAACATTCCTAGAAGACGCAGGCAACGGTCAACGATCACAGAGAGACAATGCTTTAAAACATGTGAGCAATTGGCGTGTGTGTTTGGACATAGGTAGCAACATAGGACAGTGGACCAGACCCCTAGCCGAGAAATTCGAGAGTGTGGTCTGTTTCGAACCAAATCCCAACTTCCGAGAATGCTTCAACAAGAACATAACGGAATCAAACGTGACGCTGTGGCCCTATGGTCTGTCAGACAAGGAACACACTGCACAGCAGGACTTCAACTCCACACAACTGCAGGAGGGAGAAGGAGACATCAAGTGCAGGACACTTGACAGCTTTGGACTGACCAACGTGGACTTCATCAAGATAGACGTGGACGGTTTCGAGATACCACTGCTGAACGGTGCGATGGAAACATTGACACAGAACACACCCGTGATCAACATAGAGATGAAGAGGGACAAGAGATTGTCCACAGTTGAAAAATGTGAGTCTATACTGAAGGATCTTGGCTACAGATTCGTACATAGGACTAAAAGTGACGAAGTTTGGCTTAAAAAGTAATATTACAGCATAATTTACCAAATAGATCTATAAATACTTGCAACTTGATCCCTGAGCGGGATCTTAGTCATTTAAACAGAACAAGGAGGATTTAAAATGGCATACGACAATACACTACCAGCAGGCGGTCCAGCCAACTTTTTAACACCAGACAGAGCTACAGAATCTGAAGGCGTTGCAGTTGACTTTATCACTGTTGATTACATCTCTGATGTTTCAGCGGAAATTACAAACCCTAGAGCATCGGCGGCAACAGGAGCACTACACATGGCACAAGAAGCTATACAGAACCAGGGTGTTAACATCCTAGGAACTGGTAACCTGGGTAACTCAGACACTGAGCAAACTTTCATGGTTAGAAGAGATGCTCTTGACACGATCAGTTCAACAACAACTATCGCGGCTATACAGGCGGCAATTAGGGCTCTTAATGCCTTGACACCTGACAAAGTTACGGCAACTATATCATCTGCAACAGCGGCTGATAGAGACATGTCTGACACTGCGTTATAATAACAATAATATAATATAATACAAGGAAAATAATACAATGGCAACAAAAAATAACTTCGTACTAAATCAAAACTACGAACTATCAGGACATGAAGTAACAATACTAGCAGTTGATTTTATCAACACTATGGCGTCAGAAGTAAACGACGCTAGTGATGGAACAGCACTAGGTGGATTAATGCTTGTAAGACATGCATTCGCACAACAAGGTGTGATGATCTTGTCTGAAGGACCATTAGTGGATTCTGGAACACAGAAAAACTTTTTGGTGAGAAAAGACAGCTTAGACACTTTATCGGCTACTACAACAATAGCGGCTTTACAGGTGGCTATTAGATTACTAGACCAATCTAGTGCGTCATTCCCTAATATCACAGCAGATATTACATCAGCAACAGTTACAGAGACCGAATTAGGTACTTTAACTGCGGCGGCTATATAATCTAGTTAGATAATATACGGAATGTTTGACTATTAGTCACACAAACTGAAATACTAAAGGGGCGGCACTTAATTGTATCGCCCTTTTTTTACGACGTAAATAGACGCTATGCACACTTTCATGATACACACCTTGGTAGACATATCCAAGAACGGTAACCTCAGGAACACCTTCCCGTTCGAGACGGCCGCGGGAGATGTGATAGAAGACAAGGCAACACTGAGGATAGCAAGGAACCAGGAGAGCAACTTCAACACCATGATACAGATGTTACAGATAAGGGGTAACATTGTGTGGGAAGAGGATCCTATGAGGTTCACACATGACCTGTCCGCGACCAAGTTTGGAAAGTACTACGAGGGAACAAACACCTCATGGCACTTCACTTTCTTCACAGAGCAGACTGATGTGTTCGGGAATGAAAATAACCCAACAGAGCAACTGACGGAGGACTTCAATGTCGTGCCCGTGCTGACAGAGTGCAAGAATACCGCACACTTCCCCATACAGACCTTCATCACAAAGGACCTACAACAGCCTGCACTGAACACACCGACCAAGGAGCAGAAGGTGTTAAACGCACTTTCGGGTGATATAATAAACACATACTTTACGTATGGTGGCTGGCAGAATAAATAACAGTATACATTTAGGCACAAGACCAAAAACTTTTAAGGCACTCATAGGCAATGAAACAGGCAGACGTCAAGGCGATACTAACAGAGGTACGGAACCTCAAAAGAGATTTAGAGAAATATATGAGTGGACACACAACAGAACTAGAGAAACAGAATTTAGAAGCACACGTGGACCTTTGTTCAGAGAGATACAAGGGATTACACGACAGGCTTTCGGCGATCGAAGTTCGTCTGGGCAAGATGAATGAGGACATGCTGGCAGGACAGAAATCATCAAAGACAACAATAATCATGACAGCAGGCACAGTGATAGCAGGACTACTTTCGACCATGGTAGTACTACTGATCAAGATGCCTATCTAACAAATTAGATTACCAATCACAATATATAATGTTCGTACAGATAGCACCACACGTGAGAGTATTCCTTACAAAGGAACAGGTGGCATTCGTAGAGAAATATCAACACATAGAATCATTTACAGACAGATCACTGAGTCCGGAGGAATCACATCTTGCCCGGGTACTGGGTGACAAGGCCATATTCGTCAGGAAGAAACTTGACGACGGTATGCAATATGCTTTAAATAGGCGTATAAGGTTTGTAAAGAATGTCAAAGAATAAATCAGAACTAGTAAAACAGATAGAGGCATACGGACTCAAAGGCAAGCTCGCGGCCCTGGTACATAAGGAAGAAGCAAAGCGACCTTTCCGGCACCTACCCAAGCAGTTCTCCAAAGGTATCCTGATCGGCAACGTTGCCATTGTACCCAAGAAGCACACAGGCACAAGATATGTTTATGTGATAGCAGACATGCTGGAGGCCCGGATACTGCACGAAGATATCAACCTAAAGCAAACAGCCATCTTGGTGGCACACCACCTGGCAGATGAGAAGACCGTCCCCACAAACATACTGGAGTTAGACACCAAGTTCGCCTCACAACTGTTTGACATACAGAGTGCCAAACGCATGATCAGGGAGGCACAGAAGGGCAAGGACGAGCTGTCCGAGGATGTGTACTGGGATCGTCTAGACACAGCAAACTACCTAGCGGACGAGTGCAAGGGCAGAATACAGCAAATCTTTAATGACACGTTCGGAGCATAGAATATAAATAACAGTATGAACAGCTTAGAATTCACGAAACCAATTACTACAGAGTCATTGTTAAAAGAGTTTGAATCTAGATTCAACATGACCATGGACCTATCAAAATTTAACGAAGAAGAATTGCAAGATTACGCAAATCACGTGAGAACCAAGATACACGAGATCACACAGAACACACACTTTGGACAGGAGTTGACAGACAGCAACTACCAAAAGAGTCAAATGATGTTAGACGTTATAAACCAAGAAGTTTCACAAAGAAAACTTGGCGAGTATGGCGGTAGCATGGGCAATCCAATCTTAGACAAAGCAACAGCACCGATCAAAGACAAACTTGCAAAAGGACAAGCATTAAGTCCGGATGAAAGAGGAGCGGCTTCAAAACTTATGGCAATGAAACAGATGCCAAAAGGTACAGGCACAATGCATGGTGTGAGAGAAGGGGTTGAAGAACAATCAGAATTAATTTTAGCGGCTAAAGACATGATGGACAAAGTAACAGGGTTCTTAGAAACTCTTGCTTCAATGAAGACAGAAGGCATGTTAGAGCTAGCGGACAGAATCAGAGACGAAATGGGTGCTGAGAAATCAGACGCATTCCTACAAAAAATCCAACCAGCGATTGAACAGGCGGAAGCCACTTTAACGACTACTAGACAAGAGCTAGACAACGGTGTAAGAATATTGACCGGAGAAGAAG